ACCGAGACCTTGAGGGTGCTTTTGTCGCCAGGCTTCCAGGTGCCGGCATCGAGCTCTTTCAAGCCACCGCGCAGGTTGACGATGACGGGTTTCGCTTCCGAGCCCTGCGCCTGAATGGCGCCCCGGATGGTGATTTGCGTCGCGGCGTTGTCGAGCAGACCGAAGAGCTTGAAGACCTCCGGATCGTGGTCGGCAATGGTCAGCTCGGCTTCGAGCTTTTCCATACCGAGGTCGATTTCGACCGGCAGGTCCATGCCGCCGGCGCGGTGCTCCTCGGTCTTCAAGGTGAGTTTCGGCAGTTGAATCTCGTCGATGCGCCCGGCGTAGCCGCGACCGTCGACAAAGAGGTTCATGTTCTTGAGAACACGCGGCAGTTCGATGGCCATTACAGAATCTCCTCAAGGTAGTCATCGACCAGGTGCGAGCGGAAGATGATGTGCTCGGCCGGGTACGGCGGGGTGAAGTCGAAGTTGAAGTAGATCTTTCCGTCCTGGATCGACTGGGGCGAATTGAGATCCGGGTCGGCCCAGCACTTTCCGCCGAGGATCGCACCCTGGGCTTTGAGTTGGCGCAGGTAGGCGTTGACGCCTTCGGTGACTTCCTCGACGTAGGTCTTGGTGATGTTGCGATCCACCGCCCAGAGGTGTGCTCTGAGCAGCGACTCGTTGATCATGTCGGCGGTGCGCCGCACCGAAAGGAAGGCCCACTTCGGATCACTTGAACAGGTGCGGTTGCCCCACAGGCGGTAGCCATCCTCCTGAATGATGGTGGCCACCTCGTTCTCGTTGAGCAGGTTGGCCCGGGCATTCGGATCGCCCAGCGCGAAGTCCACCGGACGGTGGCTGCCGACGATGCCGTTGATGACGTTGTTCGACGGTGACCACCAAAAACCCCGGTCGTTGTCGATCTTGGCAATCAGGCCAGCCACACGCGCCGACACAGGCTCGGTCACGACTGCGCCGTTCTTCATCACCTTGACGTGCGGATCGACTACGTAGATGCGCGGTGAACCCCAGTCCTCGCGGTAGTCGATGGCAGCAGCATCTGTCGTGTTGGGGCCGTCAGCGATGATCACCGCGCGCAGGCGTTCGGCAATGCCCAGCAGTTCCGCCGCCACCGGGTTCGCCAGTTGGCGGGTGTCGTCATCGGGATCAATGGGGCGCTGGTGAGTAAAACCCGGGGCGATCAGGATGCGCGGTGTGACCTTGGCGACCGACTGGGCCGCCAAGAGTGCCTGCAGGCCGAGGTACTGACCGGCGTCATCGACACCGCCGAGCACATTCGTCTGGGTTTCGGTATCCGTCGCCCCTTCGGCCACCCGGATCACGACCACCAGCGCACCGGCCTGATCGAAGATGCCGTCAATGGCCATCGGCAAGGTCCCAGTGGCGCCCAGCTTGGCCGCCTCCAGGCGAGATCCGGCAATCAGCACCGGCGTATTCAAGGGAAAGCTGTGCTCATCGGCATCCGGTGCGGTGCCGACAAGCCCGATCACGGAGGATCGGACCGTGCGAATGGGACGCGGGCCGTTATCGATTTCAACGACCTCGACCCCGTGAAGAAAGTGATCTGCCATGGGTAGGCTCCAGAAGTAAAAAATCCGCCAGCAGCGGATCAGGTGAATGGGTGGTTGCAGTGCGGCAGGCTCAAGCGATGGGCCTGCCCTCATCGGGTTCGATGGCCTTCTCGCAGTGGTTCGGATCGAGCCGATCCAGCAGCCGACACAGCACGCAGGCCCAGCGCTTGCCCTCTCGAGCTGCTTTCCCTGCGCGACTGGAGAGCGTCTCGTCTTCGTGGCCACCGAAGGCCGCGTTGGCCAGCTGGTCGTGGGCGACCGCCAGGGTCCAGGCGCGGCGACTGCCAGTCAGGGCAGCGGCCAGCATCCAGAGCGACGCAATCACCGCAGCGATCTGGCACAGCCCCCACAGCCCGAGCATCGACAGGCGCTGTTGGATTGCGGCCATCACTGCAGCACCTCCTGCACCCGGGCCTCGGTCATGAGACCACTGGCGGCGAGCGCTTGCAGGCCGGCAATGGTTTGCGGGTCAGTGACATCGACATGCTCGGCCAGCTTGAGTTTATCGAGGAATACCTCAATCATGACCTCGGTCTTGGCAGCGGTGTAGACGGCGAGCAACTCCTCCATAGTGAAGCGGTTCATGAATGCGAGTCGGGTGATTGGTGTAGTAGGGGGCTGCCCCGAAGGGCTTGCATTCTCTGCTGCAGGCTCAGGCATGGCATAACTGCCGTCAGCCTGTTTGACCATCCCAGCTTGTACGTTGACAGCTGCTTTGGTCCATTTAAGGTCCGGATGAAACCGACCTTTGGGGTCGGTGTCGGTGGTCTCCACCACCAGGTCATTCTCGAGTCGAATCCAGTTGGGCATTTGATTGTCTCTCCTTCATCACCATTCAATAGCCACGTAACCGGGGCCGCCGCTACCACCGTTACCTCCGGTGCCGCCGTAGTAGTTGCCATTACCGCCGCCACCACCACCGTGGCCTCCATTGCCGCCGCTGGCGTTGTAACCACCACCTCCACCGCCTCCACCCAGAAAACCGCCTGCGCCGCCATGGGAGCTGCTATTTGAGGTGTAGCAATATCCGCCCGAGCCTCCGCCACCGGGACCGCCGTTGCCGCCCATCAAGGCGGTCGATTGGCCCCAAACACCGGCAGCCCCTCCTCCGTTGCAGTTCAGTAGCCGTGGCGTGGCAAAGGAATAGGATTTCACCGTGAGCAGTCCCGCCGAGCCAGTCACTGCCGTATAGAACTTTGGCACCACACTGGCCGTACTGGAGAAATCGGCTAGATCGATACCAGCAGTCGAGTAGTGCGTCCCCCATAGGGGAGTCGCGAAGCTACCGTCGATAGCAGCTCCGCCATTACCGTAATTCAAGGTGGTGCTGGAATTGATCGAGGCCTGACCGGAATCGGTGCCGTGACCACCAGACCCGCCCGATCCACCGCCAGCACCCGAGATGGCGACATAGTTGGAGGAAGACTGTTGCGTCCACTGGGTGGTGTTGCCACCGGCACCGCCAATGCCGCCGCCACCTGCGCCTGCGGCGGTGTAGTGGGATTGAAAGCCAACAGAACCACCAGCGCCACCGTTACCCAACCAAGATCCAGCGGCACCCCCACCGCCACCGCCGTGATTCTCCGCACCCGATCCCCAGGATCCGTAGCAGCCACGACCGCCGGTACCGCCGGTGCGATTGAACAGTGTGCCTCCTGCGCCTGAGCCCCCAGCGCCGCCGCTGCCATAGCTGCTGCCGTGGCCATCGGCGCCTTGCCCGCCGGTGCTTGAGAGCAAACTGCCGACACTGGACGTGCCGCCATTGCCGGCCTTGGTGTTGTTGCTGCTCGATCCAGCACCTGCGGCGCCAACCGTGATCGCCAACACCTGACCCGGGGTGACGTCGTACTCGCCCATGGCAAAACCGCCACCCCCACCGCCGTTGCCGGCGTAGTAGGTGGTCTTAGAACAAGCACCGCCGCCACCCGCCCCGACCACAATGGCGCGGATACGCGAGACTCCTGCAGGTACTGTGAAAGCATGGCTGCCAGCCGAGGTGAATTCCTGATAGTTCTTGTATTGGCGAGGATCGACCGTGTCGGTGCTCACACTGCGCAAAAATCGTCCCATTACGCCACCTCCTCAATGCCCCAGGCGTTGAATGTCACGCTGGCGGCACTGGCCTGCACCACGATCTTCTGCCCCGCTGCCAAGGAGAGCGCAGTGCGTTCCAGCACCTCGGTCGCCGCCAGACTCACATCAAATTCGATGAACTCGCTCTCGGCCGGTGTGGCTGACGCCGTCAGCGCCACGCGCACCTTGGCAGCCGCCGTGCCTTTGTTGCAGGCGGCGACATTGACCACCGAACGGCGGCCGGTGGGCACTTCATAGAGGGTCGCCAGCGTGTTGGCGGCTGGCAGCGCCGTTCCCAGAATGGACATCGAGGAAGCTCCTTAGAGTTGGGCAAGGAAGAAGGTCTTGCGCCCCAGCACCAGTTGCTGGGTGACGCTGTTGGCAGCGGCTTGCGCCGTGGCCACGGCCTGGTTGGCCGCGCTTTGCGTGGCGGAGATCGCTTGATCGCGGCTACTGGCGGTTTGCTGGATCGCGGTCTGGGCCGCCGCATTGACGGTGGCCACCGTGCTGGTCTCGGTCTGTGCCATCACGGCCAAGGCCGCGTTCTTGGTCTGGGTGACCGAGGATTCCGCTGCCGTCTTGGTGGCGGTGATCGCAGTCTCGGCTGCTGTCTTGTTGGCCGTGACGTTGGCAATAGCCACATCGGCGGCCGTGGCAATGGTGTCGAGCGTCGCCGACTCCACGGCGTTGGCGTGCGCCGACATCTCCGCCATCTTGATGTCGCCCATCTCCTCGACCTCGAGGACGGTGGCGCGACCACCGATGCGGTCGATAGCAGTACCGAGGTACGCGAGCTCTTCCGGGGTGGCGATCTCGGCGGCGGTTTCGATCTTGGCTTTGATCGCGCGCACCGCATCGCGCAGCAAGGGGTCTTTGGCCATGGGAATTCCTCTTAAAAACCGAACTGGTGAAACACCCGCAGTTGCTGGCGGTGCAGACGTTCGGTGAGTTGGTCTTGCCCCTGCTGTGAAGCCGCCTCCTGCGCGGCCACATCCGCATCGATGCGGGTGAGGGCCTCACGCAGGTTCAGGACGTCTTCAGACAGCAGGTGCTCGGGGTGCGGCAGCGGGTAGCCGCGCGGCGTGCGCTCCTGGGTCATCGCTCACCCCCCATCAGGTGACGATGACGCGCAGATTGCGCACGAAGGGCCGGTGCTGCGGGTTGCCGGACAGCGCCAGCTTCACGCGCGTGGTGCGGTCTGCGCCGACGCCGACGAGGCTGGTGGCCTTGTAGGTGCGCTCCACCCAGCCGTTGCCCACCTCCACGCCCGAAGAC